GAGGCCTTCGGCGCCGAGTTCGACCGCCTCGTCGAGAAATACGGCTGGTCCTACAATGGTGGCCGCGACTGGCGCGTCCGCACGATCTTCGAGACCAATATCCGCACCAGCTACATGGCCGGCCGGCTGAAGCAGATGCGCGATCCGGACATGATGAAGGCCCGGCCTTACTGGCAGTATATCCATGCCGACACGCGCGTGCCCCTGAACCCGCGCGAGCTGCATGTCGCCTGGGACGGGCTGGTGCTCAGGGCGACGGACCCTTGGTGGGACATCTATTTCCCGCCCAATGACTGGAAATGCAGCTGCGGCGTCCGCAGCCTCAGCGAGGACCAGCTGAAGCGGCTCGGCAAGACCGGGCCGGACGAGGCGCCCGAGATTGTCCGCGCGCCCTATACCCACAAGGCCAGCGGCGAGACAGTCGATCTGCCGGAGGGCGTGGGCTATGGCTGGGACTATATGCCGGGCGACCTTTGGGAGCGGGGACTGGTGCCTTCGCGCCTGATCGACGATCCCGGCAATCGTGGAGGCTTGGGGAAAAACCTCGTTTCGATCGACACGGCCGAACCGGTCGCGGATCTGATCGCATCGGCCCGCGCCTTCAAGACGCAGCCTTTGGCCGTTGATCTGCCGTCGGATGACTATGTCCGTGCGTTCCTTGAGCCGTTCGGCGCGGATCTCGGGCAGGCGGTGCCGTGGATCGATGTGGCCGGCACGCAGCTGGTGATTTCGGATGAGCTGTTTCGTGCCCGCGACGGCAGCTGGAAGCTGCACAAGCGCGCCCGTGACCTGTATACCGCCATGCTGGCCGAGACGATCATGGATCCGGATGAGATCTGGCTGGGCGTACGCGAAAAGCCCCTGGACGAGCATCCTGGATATTCCGATCTGGTGATCAGCCGCCGCTATATCCGCGTGGATCCGTCAGCCGGAACCTTCGCCGTGTTCGATATCGGCCGCCGCAGCTGGCAGGCAACGACGGTGTTTGCACCGAGAAACCGCAGCAAGCCGGATTTCAACTATCTCGACCGTCAGCGAGTGGGGAAACTGATCTGGAAAAGAAAATAGCGGCCGAGGTGCTCCGGCCGCCGTGTCAGGAAAGCTTTGAGGGCACACACCACCACACCGGCCTGACACAGCAAAGATAGGCTCAACGCGAGGATAAATCAATGAGCGGCATCAGCATCACAGTCGGTCTCGATGACCTGGCGGCCCGCGAGCGGCTGCGGTCCCTGGTCGAGCGCATGGATCGCCGCCGGCCGTTCTATGCCGATGTGGGCGAGATCATGGTCGCATCGACCGGGCGCCGCTTCGCCGCCGAGACCGGCCCCGACGGCCGGCGCTGGACACCTCTGGCGCGCGCCACCATCAAGGCCCGCCAGCGCCGTGGCCGGGCGGCGCTCTCGATCCTGCGCGAACGCGGCCATCTCGCCGGGTCGATCAATTATGTGGCTACCGATTCCGAGGTGCGCATCGGCACGCCCGTCGAATCTGCGGCCATCCACCAGCTGGGCGGCACGATCGAGAAACCGGCCCGCGCCGCGAAGATCTACCGCCTGAAGGACAAGAACGGAAATGTCGGCCGCCGCTTCGTGAAGAAGTCAAAAGCGAATCATGTGACCGACGTGACCATTCCCGCCCATACGATCAGGATCCCGGCCCGACCGTATCTCGGGATCTCGGCCGAGGATCAGACCGATATCATGGCGGCGGCGGAACGGTGGCTGTTTCGCTGATCGGGATGGCGCGCTGAGAGGCCGCAGGAGCGCCCGAGAGCCGCTCCGGCTGTCTCGGGCCGTGAAAACCGGAGATGGGGTGTTAGCCCCCTGTCAGGATCGCTCTCAGGCCATATTGCGGCCCCTCGCATCGGTCGCATCGCGCAAATCAGTTGATCGGGGCACCGATCCGCCCCATGATCGGGGCCAGGCGAGGGTGCGCGCCGCCGGGAAACGGTTTCCGGACGAAGCGCCCGAATCGCATGGCTAGAACCATCCGGAACACAACCCGGATGCACCATGACCTTGAAGCCGAAATCCGAAAAGCCGCTGACCGCCCGCATCGAGGTCTTCCGCCCCGGCACCTTCACGCCGATGGAAGGCGAGCCGATCACCTATTCGGCGGCCGACCTGCGTGCGCTGGCCGATGCCTATGATCCGGCCGTTGCCCCGGCGCCGGTCGTCGTCGGCCATCCGGCCACCGATGCGCCGGCCTATGGCTGGATCGAAAGCCTCGACTACGATGCGGCCGAGGGGCGGCTGTTTGCGAACCTCAATGAGATCGAACCCGCCTTCGCGGATCTGGTGAAGGCCGGCCGCTTCAAGAAGGTCTCGATGTCGTTCTTTGCCCCCTCGCAGGGGCACAACCCCGTGCCCGGCACCTGGTATCCGAAACATGTGGGCTTTCTGGGCGCCGCCGCCCCGGCTGTCAGCGGGCTGAAGAACGCCCAGTTCGCCGGCGATGGCGCGGTCGAGTTCGAGACCGCATTCGGCGCGGCCGACGAGTCCGCCTCGCTGTTTCGCAAGCTGCGCGATCTCCTGATCGAGAAGTTCGGCATCGAGGACGCCGACAAGGCGCTGCCGTCCTGGCAGATCGAATGGCTCGACGATGCCGACGAGCCTGATCGTCGCTTTTCCGCTGCGCCGGACCAGCAGCCGGCCGCCTCCGACAAACCTGAAACCCAAGAGAAGGAGCCCGCTGTGGCCCAACAGAATGACGCGGCATTCGCCGAGCGGGAGGCCGCACTGGCCGAACGCGAAGCGCGCATGGCCGAACAGGAAGCGAAGATCACCCATGCCGATCACGCGGCATTCGCCGAGGGTCTCGTCCAGGCGGGCAAACTGCTGCCGGCCGTCAAGGACAAGGTCGTGGCGCTGCTGGATGTGCTGCCCGGCGATGCGGCCGTCAGCTTTTCCGAAGGCTCGGCGAAGATCACCCCGGTCGCGGCGCTGAAGGAAATCCTCGAGGCGCAGCCCAGGATTGTCAGCTTCGGCGAGACCGATCTTGCCGAGGGCGATGATGGCAAGGGCAAGCCCGCCGCCTTCGCGGCCGACGGCCATGACGTCGATGCGGCTCAGCTCGCAATCCACAACAAGGCGCTGGCCTGGCAGCGCACCAACCCCGGCACGGCCTATCTCGACGCCGTGCGCGCCGTGTCCTGAAGGAGGGCGAGATGCAGCATTTTCACGACATCCTGACCGTGACGGTCCAGTCCACCGGCACTTTCGAGGCCATGGACCTGATCGGCTATGGCGGCGCGAGGGTCGCCGCGGCCGATGCCCCGGTTCTGGGCGTGGCCAAGAGCCCCAACACTGTGATCGGCGACTATGCCGCCGTCATGACCATCGGCGTGGCCCGTGTCCGTGCCGCGGGCATCGTCACGGTCGGCGCGAAGCTGGTTTCGGCCGCTGCCGGCGGCGTCCAGGTCGCCGGCGGCACCCCCGCCAACGCCTTCGCCACCGCCCTGACCGCTGCTGCGGCGGGCGAGTTCGTCGACATCCTCATCCGCTAAGGAGCCCTTCATGGCACCCCTGAATACCCGCACCGCCGCTGTCGTCGATCCGATCCTTTCGACCCATGCCCGCGGCTATCGCAACAGCGAGTTCATCTCGCATCTCGTGTTTCCGCGCGTCACCATCCCGAACCGTTCGATGCGCGTCCTGAAGTTCGGAAAAGAAGCTTTCCGGATGATGAACACGCGCCGCGCCCCCGGCGCCAACAAGAAGCGCGTCCAGTACGGCTATGCCTCGGATCCGGTGTCCCTGGTCCAGGATGCGCTCGAGGGGATCGTTCCGGTCGAGCATCAGCAGGAGGCGATGTCCGTTCCCGGCATCGATCTGGCTTCGGGTGCGATCAACATGGTGCTCGACATCATCGATCTGGGCCATGAGCACGAGGCCGCGCAGCTGGCGCGGACGCCGGCCAATTATGCCGCCGCGAACCGGGTTGCGCTGACCGGCGCTGATCGCTGGTCGAGCGAAACCAGCGATCCGCAGGCCGATATCGATGAGGCCAAGGAAGCGATCCGGCGCATGATCGGCCGCTATCCGAACACGCTGACCCTCGGGCCTTCGGCGTTCAACGCCCTGAAGCGCCATCCGAAGATCAAGGAGCAGTTCAAGTATACCGGGCGCGACTCGATCACCACCGCCATGTTGGCTGCCTATTTCGACGTCGAGCGCGTCATCGTCGGCAAGGCGGTCTGG